CGGGATCAGCTACCTTTACAATGACGAGCGCTGGCCTGGTGTGATCGCCTCTGCTTTTCCTTATCACGCGAGGAACGACGAGCAATTAGCCGTGGAAACCATAGCCAAGCGTCTCCGATCGGCCCCTTGGAGTTGGAATGAGTGGGACTTTGCCAAATCCGCGCGCATGGGTATGACCCTCTGGGACGTGCTGTGCCGAGCGTTGGATCTCGACCAGGAGCCGCCGGCCTTCGACGGCGACCTGTTCACGCTTTGCGCCAACGAGCAATGGGGTAAGCGCATGGAAAACCCCGCTGGCCTGATCAGCCAGTACGAGTACCGCTCTGATCCGGAGGTTGATTTGGGATTCGTCAAGCACTGGGTGAAAACCCAAGCCAAGACAAAAATGGAGGCGTTTTTGCTAGAAAAATTCAAAGCGGGGGCTATCATTAGCACCTGCCGCGAGCAAGTCATCGGCCTTTTCGGCCCAGCTTTCCGTTATTGTGGGGAGATGATGCGGCGGTGCCAGCGCAACAAGGCCCTTCTTGTCTATGGTGGTATGTCTCCGGCCAAGTTCTCTGATTGGGTCGCCGACAACTGGCGACCCGACGCGGGGGGCACCTGCATGGTGAACGACTTCAGTGACTTTGACTCCACTCAAGGTGGTAACAGCGTGTGGTTAGAAGTCCTGGTGATGCGGTACTGCCAAATTCCGGAGGACCTGGTTGAGTGTTACGTGCATTGGAAGACCCACCTACGTTCCAACAAAGTGGGGCCTAAGCGCACCTCGCGAGACACGGGCGAACCGGGAACGTATCTTGGGAACACCTGGTATTCCATGGCGGTCACTTTCGCCCGCTTCGGTTGGCGCGCTTCTCGGAAGGGGGCTTGGGTATTTGGAGGGGATGACATGGCTACAACTCATTCCCACCCGACTGTGAACGCATGGTGGCCCATCACCAAGGAGGTAAAGACCGTCTCAAAATTGGCGTATCCAACAGTGGCCGACTTCTGCGGGTGGTTACTCACTCCAGCAGGCATCATGAGGAGCCCGACTCTGATGTTCCTAAAAATGTCGCACAACGATGCGCGGGGCGTACCGTTGGGTTCCTATCTGGCCTCTTATGCTGCGGAGCTGAGGTTCACTTATCGCCTGGCGGGGCGCTGCTCGGAATATTTGGGCACCGTGGACTTGGCGGCGCTCTCTTGGTGCATTAGATGCGTGCACGTGGAATCATCTTGGCTAGCCACACTCCTGTTCACGAAATGCGCGGACTTGAGTCTGGCGGTCTCCAGGAAACTTGCCTACTTCATCGGGTCAAAAGCGCCTGGGCGACGGGCCAACATACGCGCCCTGAACCGCGTCCAGGCTCGTTTGGAGCGTGCCTTTTCAGATGATCAGCCTTTGTGGTTCCCCCTAACGGTGGGATTTAGTGGAGACCGAACACTTATGACGTCGGTGGGCAATTCTGTTCTAGCCCGATCCTCCACTATATATAACAACAATTCATCCATGAGCAATGTCCAACGCAGTGATCAACAATCAGACAACGGACAATCCGCAGAAACGCCCAGACGGCTCTCAGGCGCCCAGCGCCGCCGTCGTGCCCGGGATCGCGCAGCCAACCAACCAGGTGCCGGCCCTGATCTTGGGGCAGTGGCCCAGTTCGGTGCTTCGCCGACGATCGGCCCGGGAGGTGGTGATGATGCCAACCCACTCAGTCATGGATCCCAACGACCCAGCGGGGGAGAAGAAGGTTTACGCGGACCACCCCAAGGGGACGCGGATCTCGTCAGGGCTCTACGGAGCTCTGGCTGGGTTGACCATTCTTCAGGCTTTCAGATCCGTGTGGACAGCGTGCCGCCTGGTGGGGGATGTGACGATCACAATAGTTCCGGGCCCGGGAATGGCGGGAGCGGGGGCGGAGTTCGGTCTGGCCCTGACCGGAGCCCCTCACTTACAGGCGCTGCCCACGGGCTTGGCGGCCATGTGGACGTCGGGCCTGGGCGGAGTGAAAATGGCCCAGGCCAAGTTGATGGCCCCGGGCGCTCCACCGGTGGTCGATCCGGTAATATTGCAGAGAACCGAGTCAGCGGCGGATCTGTTGTGGCCACCGGTCCAGAACTCTCTGATGTCGGA